ATAATAAATTACAAAATTTTTCTGATATTTTAGACAATTTATCTACAACAGAAGAGAAGAAGAAGTTGTTGTGGAAAGAAATTTATGAGAATGCCTTGGAAGATAGAGAGAAGGCGAAGATTTTATTTAATGATTGTTATCAGGCGATGTCGGCTGCTACTATTGCTGACCATGTGAGTGCTGGACAGGTTATGTCTAAGTATTTAGAGAGAATGTCTAAGTCAAATGACCAGATTTTAAAGTTGGCTGAATTAATTGCTAATGCCGAAGAGAAGCAAGAAGCAGTATCCGAAGATGAATTATTCTTAAGAATTCAAGGTGCCAGATAATATGTTTAAGAGAGCCATTGTATTGGATATTATCACTCATCCTGGTTTATTAAGTGATAATACTATAAATAAATTACTTGATGAAAAAAGCACATTAAGATTAACTAATAATAAAAAATCTGAATTCTTAAAATCTTTACCTGCGAATGCCATAATTGGTTCTTTTGTGGATAATAAAAACATATTTATTGCACTTCCTTTTTTTTCATCTCACATGAGTTTACCTTTAAAGGTGCAAGAAGAAGTTTGGATATATGAAGATTTAAGTGCGGCTAAAGATTTTGAAAATGAATATTATTGGGTAAGTCGTGTGCATGGAAATAATTTTTATGAAGATCCGAATTATACCCATGCAGATAGAAAATATCTAAAAAATTATGATAAACCGAAAGAAAGAGATACTTTAAGTATTGAAAGAGCTGAGAGTGCTTCTGTCGCTTTATTTAATGATGGACCAATTAGAGGTAATAACAGTTTAGCAAAATCAGGAGATAATACATTAAATGTAAGAGATAAAAAAATAAAAAAGAGTTTAAATTTATCATCTCAACATTTATTAGAAGATGTGCCTAGAACATTTAAAAATCCAGGCGATTATATTATTCAAGGATCTAATAATACTCTAATTCGTTTAGGAACCAATCATATTCGTAAATCTCAAAATAGTTTTAATGATATTTACAATAATACAATTTTTTTTACAACACCTGAATCATATTCCGGAACGATTGATATTGTCGCCGGGAGAGCTTCATTATCACAAGGATTAGGGATTGAAAAAAAATATATTAATTATCGTAAAAATAATGATACATTATTTTTGAAAAATATTACAACACAAGCTTATAAAAATTCTCAGTTAGTAATTTATAATGAAAATGAAATAACAGAAAATTTAAAAGATACTGAATATTATTTAGGCAATCAAAATTTTAACTGGGCAGAAGGCGATCCTGATTTTTTTACTGATATCAGTCGTTTGATGGTTTCTGAATATTTAAACGGAGATGAATTATTAAATTATGGTTCATTAAATACGATTGCGTTAGATGGTATTCAATCAAAAATTAGTAATAATAATAAAAGAGGATATATTATCGCAAAATCTGATGAAATTAGATTAATAGCGAGAGGCAGTGTAATTACAAAACAACATACTAATACTGATCAATTGGAATTTTCAAATCAAATTGAAAATCCAGGTTCAATTAGAATTGTAAAAGAAGGTAATGATGATGATAAAGGGTATATTGTCATTGATAGTACAGGACATATTTCTATTGATGGACCTACCATTGTGTTAGGCGATAAAAATCGCATGAAAGAAAATGGCACAGGCGATAGCATTTATTTAGGAAATGACAGTCATGAACCAGGTGTTTTGGGTTATATGTTGAAAAATAAGCTTGAAAATTTTATGGATGAAACCATTCGAGCTTTAAATATTATTGGTCTATGTCTTAAAGATCTAGATAATCATGTTCATCAATACGCAGGACCAGCAGGTTTAACTTTATTTCCAATTACTGGTTCAACACCTGGTCAATTGCCAACTTTTGCAACTGAAAATCAAAATTTTGGAGCATATTCAACTGCTAATAATAATGCTAATGAAAGGTCTGGTAATATTGATGATAAAACAGGAAATTATGGCAAAGTGTCAGGTATGGGTTCAGCTGATAGTAAAAAATTAGAAGATAAGATTAAGGATATTGCAACGATTAGAGATAGTTTAAATGATATTCTTAGTAAATTTGTGAAAACTTTATAAGGATATAAAAAATGGCAGTTCCATATTTTTTAGATAATCCTGAAAGTAATCAGGGCATTATTCGTCAAATTATTTTTCCTAAATTTAGAGGTATTAATAAATTTCTATATCAAAAATTTGGTGATAAAATGGTATATAAAGAAATTGCGCAATCTCAAAATGATGAAGTTGTGCAATTTAATTTTAAAAAAACTTTAAAATCTGAAGAAGTAATTAATGCAACGGCGATTCCTGATTTAACACCTGTTACAGAAATATTTCATGATTTAATTGTAGAATGTTTAGCAACTATTGGTTTATCAGAGTATATTATTGCAGAAAATCCTGCATTTAAAGAATCATTAAAGATCAATTGGAATCCTTATATTTTTAGTGCTAATCCACCTGATGAATTTTGTGTTGAAAAATTAATGCAGGCAATTTTTGATAATTACGCTTTATTTGCGACTATTTCAGCTCCTTCTTTAAATTTTTTTATACCTAATTTTATGAAAGACAATCCTTTAAAATTAAGTAATCCTCCAACTATTACTGAAACTGCAGAGTCAGAATATAATAAGTACTCTTATTTTTTATCTTTGGATTCGGCGAAAGGTGCTCTTTTTACTTTAGAACAATACAATTTATTTGATGAAGATAGATTAGCATTGGCTTTTTCTTATGCCTTTTATTACACTTTAAAGGATATTCTTTCTTCGTGTTATTTGCAAATTACTTTACCTCTTCCTGTTACACCACCTGTAAATCAATTAGGTTTAAATATTTTAGAAGAAATTACACTCGACTTAAAAAATATACCTATCAATATTGCAATTCCTGCCAAACTAGTTGAATTAGTTGATAGTTTAAATGTAGCAATTGCCGAACAATCAATTTTGGCATCACCGAATGCATCTATTGTGGCACCTCCTTCAGGTGGATTTAATATAACGCGTCAATTAAAAAGTTCTGCTGAAGAATTAAAAGGTAAATTAAGAAATATTCATAATTATGATAATAATCCTGATAATATTCCTGTCATTCAGATGGAGGGTGACGATAATGGCAATTAAGAAGAAATATAGTTTTGAATCGGGGGGTAATACTCGTTATGATTTAGAGGAAACTTTAAAAGATATTGCTTCTAAAGAAGTAGATTTGCCTTTAAGTATTAAAACCCCATTAGAAATTTCTAATAAAGATGATTTATTTAAAATGCATTATTCTTTAAAAGATGTATTGAATGATCAGATTAAAAATTTAATATATACTGAACCTGGTGAGAGATTATGTTTTCCTAATATTGGGACTAGTTTAAAAAATGTAATTGCGCAAAACGATGATTTAAATGTGACTATTGATACAATTAGCAATCAGATTCGTGATGTATTAACTCGTTATGCAAGTGGGATTATTTTAAATAGTGTATCAACTGTATATAGTGAAGAAGAAAAAATGAAGTATAATATTCCAATTGTTGTGGTGACAGTTAATTATTCTTTTTATGAAAGAGTAAATGTGTATAATGACAATATTAATACGGGATTGTTTAATACTGTGAAACGTGATGCAACTGTTAATATTAAAATAGGATTAAATAATTAAGGAATTAAAATGGCAATTAATAATACCAATATACAACAAAGTATTTTAAATGAAAAAGCGTTAACTAGAAGTTATTTAACAAAAGGTTTTGAAGAATTTAGAACTGAATTGTTAGATTACGCTCGTAATTATTTTCCTGATAAAATTCAGGATTTTACAGAAGCATCAGTCGGTGGGATGTTATTAGATTTTGCAGCTATTGTAGGGGATTCATTATCTTTCTATATGGATCATCAATTTAATGAATTAAATCCTAGCACCGCGGTTGAAAGAAAAAATATTGAAAATCACATTCGCAGAGCAGGTATTAAGGCAACCCCAGCATCACCTTCTATTGTTGAAGTAACATTTGAAATAAAGGTTGAATTAGAAGTAGGTACTGAAAATGTAAATCAAATACAATTACCTAAAATTTTAAAAAATCTAAAGTTAGGTAGTTCTAGAAATATTAATTTTTATTTATTAGAGGATGTTGATTTTAATAAAGGTTATACTGTTAAATTAATTAATACAGAAGTTGCGACTCCTTACGCTATTTTACAGAAAAAAGCGCTGGCAGTTTCAGGAAATAAAGAAACAATTATCGTTGATATGTCGAATGTTACAACTCAATTTCCTACGGTTGTATTACCAAATAGAAATGTGACAATGATAGAAAAGGTTGTTGATGATTTAAATAATGAATATTATGAGGTTGAATTTTTAACCCAAGATACAATTTATAAATCAACAACAATTAATGAACAAGGTGATAAATATTATGAAGTTTTACCTGCGCCGTATCGATTTGTAAAGGAAGATCAATTAACATCAGGCTTAACAATTTTAAGATTCGGGTCAGGTGATAAAGATTCAATTATGCAACAAAACCTAATTCAAGATCCCAGTCAATCAGTTTTATCATTATATGGCCGCGATTATTTTCCAAAATTTAGTTTTGATCCAGGCGCTTTATTAAAAACAAATAGCTTGGGCATTGCACCTAAAGGTAATTTATATATTACCTATTCATATGGTGGAGGTTTAAATCATAATATTCCTTCTTTTTCAATTAATAAAATTTTAGAATATTCAAACATTATTTTTAATGAAAACATTTCAATATTAGAACAAGAATTTGTGATTAATAATATCTCGGTTTATAATCAAAGCGCAAGCGTTGGAGGTTTAAATGGTTTAACATTTCAACAATTACAAGGACAATTAAATAATTCAATTAAGATGCAAAATAGAATTGTTAATTATCAGGATTTATTATCAAAAATTTATTCAATGCCTTCTTCTTTTGGAAAAGTTTCAAAAATTGCTTTAGAAGATGACCCTAATAATATTTACGCTAAAAATCTTTATGTACTATGTTTTGACGAAAATCAAAAATTGACATTTGCAAATGACGTATTAAAGAGAAATTTAAGCAATTATTTAAATGAATTTCGTTTAATTGGCGACTCCTTTAATATTTTGGACGCTAAAATTTATAATATTCAAATTGAAGTAAAAATACGTATTAAAGAAGCGTTGGATCCTGCATTGATTAGTAATAATGTTAAAGCGCGTTTGCAAGATTTCTTTTTGACAAAACAATTTGAAATTAATCAACCTATCATTTTAGATGAAATTTATAATATTATTATTAACACTAATGGGGTATATTCAGTAGCCAATAATAAATTAAATTTTATTAAGCAGGTGAAAGGAATTTTTTCTGTTAGTACAATTGATGAAGTAAAATATCCTCAAGGTTTAAAATATTCTAATGAAAATATTAATATTCAGAAACAAATTTATAAAGATGTGTTATATCCTACCAAGGGTGGAATTTTTGAATTAAAATTTTTAGATAGAGATATTATTGTACAAGTTGTAGCTTAATCTTAGTTATTTTTATAATTAAATTTAAAACGATTAGGAAGTTTTAAATGTATATTATTTATCCCATTCAAAAGGACACTTACATTACTAATAAAAAATTAAACGGAGTGGACGGCCGCAATGCTAATTTTGGAAAGGCCTCAACCCTAGATTTATATAAAACATATAATGAAAATACTGAACTTAACTCTACATGCCTTTTTCGTTTAAACGAAGTACCTATAGTCAATGAAGTCATTGAATTTCAAAATACTTTTAATCAAACTATTCAACTATTAATTGACGTCAATCTAGAATCAGATGATCCTGCTAATGGTACTACTAATATTGATGGCCAATATCTTATAGGAATTGCTGGAATTGTAGGTATTAATCCTATCGCTGTAATAGTGGAACATATTAAGGCTATTATTGATACACTTGATTTAGGTATTAATGTTTATATTCATGCCGCGACAGGTTTGATTTCGTTTGAACAAAAAACAAAAGGTATTTTAGGTGATAAAACTTTAATTTTACAGAATGACAGCGAATTTCAAATTTTAAGAAATTTTTCCAGAGTTGAAGAATCTACATTGTTATTAAAGGCCGATTTACCTGCTAATAATGAATATTTTGCTTATTCAATTGTGCAAGGTAATATCAAGGTTTATCTAGAATTACATGATATTACTACTTCTTTAAGTAAACCTAGGGATTATACTGTAGAAGCTTTACCTTTGACTAAAGATTTTAATGAAGGATTAGGTCGGGATGTCTATTCATTAACAGATATTGATGCAGCTAATTGGTTATATTGTGATTATAATGGTAATACGAATGAAAAAATAGAATGGGAAACAGCTGGTGAAATTGGTTTAATTGAAGGCACAATTGCTGCTGATTGTGATATATTAACATCTTTTGATGATTATGACTTTAAAGGTGACGAAAAATGTCAGGCTTATATTGCAGAAGGTAATGAAAATATTGTAATTGATGTAACCCCAATTTATGAAAAATATTGGTTGTCAGAGAATGCTTTGCCTGATAAAGGTTTAGTTGTTAAATTTATTAATGAAATTTTATGGAATGATGAAACATATTTTGCTAAACGTTTAGGAACCAAGAATTTACGTAATCGTCATTTAAGATCTTGCTTAAAAATTTTAATAGACGACGTATGTTATAATATTCCTGTGGAAAAAGATTTTTATTTTAACGAAGATAATAAGGTTTTTTTATATAATAAAAAAGGTAATAAAGCTAAAAATATTCAAAAACTTGAAGATGGCCAAATTGTATCAATATCAACAGGTCAAAATAATAATGGCATTGGTGATATTAGATTAAAGATTGAAAGTGTGATATTGACAGATGATATTCCACCTGTTCCTGTTTATGGTGCTGAAGGTTGGGCAGTGAAACAAGCCAAAGATATTCGTGGAAACGATATTATCGGAACCTATTATTCAGATTTTAATATTGATACCTTTACTAATTCTGAATTAGTCACATATATGTTCGAAAATGATCTAGAATCTTTGGATTTTAAATTTACATGGTATTGGTGGGAAACAGATGAAGTTATTTTTACTGAGACTAAAACTCTATATCGTGATACTTTAAGTACTGATACTACATTTAAGAGATTAAGGGCGTCTGTAAAATTATATTCCCCCGATTTAGGTATGATGAATGAAATTCATAAGATTGCTGTGACATTTTTTGATTTGGACGCTCAATATGATTATGTAAAGGTAAGACGTGAATTGCCTGGATTAGATGTAGGAGATGTATTTTATGAGGTTATTGATGCAGATACATTAGAAGTATTAGTGCCATCAACTGAAGAATTAAATGCAACAAAGTGTTTAAAAGAAAACGATCATTATTGGTTTCCATTTTTTAATTCTGATGTATTTTACGGTCGTCGTTTACAGTTTATTTTTAAGTTAAAGCAACAAGAACAAAACAATTTGATTGTGAATGCTAATGAAGTATTCAGGGTAGGTAACAATGGGTAATTTATTTAGTCAAAAAACGATGATTGATCGAAAATATCAAGTCGATAAGAATAAAAGAATTGGAGATTCTTCAAATTGGCAGCAGGAAAATGCCGATAATTATTCACAGTATCAGTTTGAAAGATTTGATACATATAATGGTTTATTTAATACTCAACAATTTTTAGGATCTGTTGATTTTTCAGATTTTTCGAAACATTGTTTTTTTAATTCAGCAGTATCAAAAGTAGAATATTCTTTTAATCAAATTTATGATGATTTCCCAGTAGATGGTACGGCTGTTGAATTAGAAGAATTTTATCGAAAATTAGATGGTTTTGGACGTTATATTTATAATCAAATTGATAAAAATATTGGATATTTAAAATTTAATAATTCATATATTGAAGTACAGAATAAATCTGGTTATTTAACTTCTTTTAATAGAAATGAAAAAATTATTGAAAAAATTTCAAAAACCATTTTAAATCCTGGAAAAGCGGCTTTTTCTTTTGATTTTAGAATTTGGATAAATTACGATCCAATCCAAACAATTGTACCTCAAGTTATATTTCAATATTTAGATAAAATAGATACAAATAAAAATGGATTTTCTCTTTTTATTAAAGATTTTGTAACTGAAACTGACACTGTTACTTACGCTAATCTTGTATTACATGTAAGTAATGCCACTAATAAAAGTAAACTATTGGCTAAATTTAAAGTGCCTGTGAATTCGTGGCAACACATTTCTATTTGTGTAAATAATAATCGTAATAATGAAACCTCCAATTCAAAACAATTAAAAATTTGGTTAAACTCATTTGAACAATTTGAAATTGATGCAATTCAAAATTTTAATATCAATGATGGTTTAGAAATTGATAAATCTATAAAATTTTATATTGGTAAAGGTGAATCTCATATTAGCACTGATGATAATGGTGCATATAATTTGTCAAATAATTCACAATCATTTTCAGGATATATTGATGAATTTAGATTTTTGCATCAAGCGATTGATCAGGATTGGATTATTAAGTATAAAGATGTTAATATTTTTGCCCAAGATACTTTAAAACTATATTTTAAGTTTAATGAACCGACAGGTATTTATGAGAAAAACATGTTTTGTTTTGACTCAAGTGGTAATTCATTACACTCTCGTATACAATTAAAACATATCGGTAGTAATCCAGATCCAATTACTGAATTTCGTACAATTATTTCATCTTTACGATATAATCCTCAAGATGTTTTGCAACCTAGACCTTCTTTAAAATTTGAAAAAGATGATGACAATCCTTGTTTAATGCCTACATTTACCTCTAATATTACTTTAAATAATAATCTATTAAGTGAGGCGAAAGAATATGATTTATTTAATCCTAATTTAATTTTTAAATTATTTCCTAGACATTATTTTAATGAAGGGGCTGTGTTTGAAGGTTTATCAGAGCCTTTTAAATATGATAGTGCTACAGCGTATTATATCTTTGATTCTACTTCAACTGATGAAGATACATTAAATTATCCCGGGCAACAAAAAGGTGAAGGGGTACAAACTTTTAGTAAATTATTATTAATTTGGGCTCGTTTTTTTGATGAAATTAAGATGTATTTGGATGTGATGCCAAAATTAATCAATATTGATTATACGGCTTTGAATTCAGTTGATAGCGCTGTTAATTTTTTCTTACCATTAATGGCAAAAAATTCAGGTTTTGAATTTAAAGAAATCATGAATTCACCTACTTCTAAATTATTAGATGGTTATATTATTGGTAGCGATGGCGTTGACAAGAGTGAGTTTAGTTTAAGGTTTGTGCAGAACGAATTGTGGAAAAGAATTTTAATTAATTCTCGAGACATTTTACAATCTAAAGGAACTAAAAATGCAATTCGTTCAATTTTTAATGCTATTGGTGTAGTACCTGAAGAATATTATCGCTTTAGGGAATTTGGCAAATCCCAATCACGATTTATTGAGAATTCATTATTAAGAAAAATAAAGAATATTAAATTTTTTAATTTTTCCAACACTAATACTAATTTAAAATGTGATTTTGATATTAGTTATTTAAACGGTTTAATGAATTATAATTCAAGCTCTTATTCTTTTGAATTTTATATTCATTATCCGTTCTTAATTAAAAATGAAAATATGAATGAAGTGTTATTATCTGTTAAATCTCAAAATTCAAATTTAGATATTTTTAAAATTGTATTTGAAAAAAACAGTCAGGAAAATACAGGTAAGTTAAAGGCAATTTTATATCAAAATAATAATAATACAGAAACTATACAACTTGACAACGTTAATTTATTAAATAACAATATTTCACACGTTGTATTATCAATTGATAATTCTGATACTTTTCAAAGAAATGTTTCTTTTTCTGTTCAAAATTGTTCTAATAATGCAGATTTAACTGAAAATAATCTTATAGTTTTTAAAAATATCATTAACGCTGATCAATTAAGATTAACACAACAAACTAATAAAATTATTAAATTGGGTTATGAAAATTTTAATGGACAGTTTTCTCATTTAAGAATTTGGAAAAACGTTTTATCAAAAAATGATTTAAAAATGCATGCGTTAGATATTACCTCTTTTTCAAATCATGAATTTCAATTTTTGCAATATCAAAAAATTTCAGATTTGTTATTGTTAAATTTAACGTTACAAGATAATAAATTTTATACTAATCTTGCTGAAAATATTGTATACCCAATCGATTATAGTGAAAACAGTGCATTACCTACGATTGATAATGAGTCGATATATCCTTTTAAAATATTAGGCGTGAATAATCTAAAGCCTTTAGATAAATTAACTTTTAGAACGACTATTAATTATGAAAATGATTTTAAATTTGACGAACCTAATGTGGATAATAAAGTAATACCTCTCAGCTTTCAAGATGAAAATTTAATTAATGAATTTAACGTACAGGCAACCCCAGTATATGAGATCAATTATGACAAGCAAAAGAAAAACGATATTAGGTTTTCAATTGAAATGTCGAATACAAAGCATTTAAATGAAGATATTGGTAAATTATTTGATTCAATTGTTTTTTTTGCAGATATTATTTCAGATTTTGGTGCGATGAATGAAGGACATTATAATAAATTTGAAAAGTTCTCGGATTTTTATTTTAAACGCATTAAGAGTAATCAAATTCAAATGACTCCTTTATACGATTTATATCAAATTTTTGACAATGTCTTAACTGAAATGCTGCAAGATTTTATTTCTAGTCGCGTAAAATTTAATAATAACATTTATGTAATTGAGTCACACGCGCTTGAAAGACATAAATTTCATTATAAATTTTTAGAGAGTCATATTGTGATGAAAGGTGATATGAATATTTCAAATTTAAATAATTCTAGGAAATCTTTTAATTATTTGAAATTAGAAGGTAGAAGATTATTACAGTAAAATAATCTTTTTTAATATTTAATTTATTAAAAAAGGCATATTCAATGATAACAATTTACATTGAACCTAATACCATCACTCCTTTTGTGGATAGTGTGGAAGATTCACCTAGCTTAATTAATTTTGAAGTTAAAAGTCGTTATTATGTTCCTTATTCAAGTTTATCGGTAGATGATATTTTTAACAATGAATATTACGATACTTATGAAACCAATGACATTCGAGATAAAAAAGCTCTCCAGATAACTACCAGAATCACTCAGATTAAACCTGCGTTAGAAGATAATATTTCTTATGGCTTTTCACTCAAGTTATCACCAGAGATAAACGAGATTAAACACCCTACTTCAAAATTTTTTACCAATTTGAGAGAACAAGAAAATTTCAATAATTTTATTGATAACTTCAAAGCGTCACCGATATTTGAATGGGAAGAAAGAAGATTTACTGACACTGAAACAGATGTTTTTAGCGTTGATAATTCTCTTATCTTAAATACAGACTCTTGGGACGATTCATATAAAAAAAATTATCAAATTATTAAAAGATTATTAAGCACAGAATTCTTTGAAAAAACAACATCAATCCAATATTTATCTGATTCCTCCATCAGAGGTTTAAATGATGATTTTAAAATGATGTATCCTTATTTTCATCTACAAGGCCCTTTTAATGAAGTTTTTAACGGTTATTGCTTACCTGTTGTTTATAATGAAAAATTAGGATATTGGGAAAATACCAGCACTTTAAAAATATTAAACAATTATTGGGAAAAAATTTTATTAAACTTAGAAGATCAAGAGAGATATTCTTTTATTTCAAAACTTTTATATCCTATTATCACCAATAATGATATTCGTAACTTTTATTTTGGCGCATATTTGGAACCTTTTGAAATTAGAGACATTTTAGAATGGAAAGTCAGACCTAAAAATTTACTCAATGGCATTAAACTTTCATTTGTAGAGGCTGGCGTAAACGCTCGTGGAAATGTAAATGTTGTATCAGATGTAATTACTGCAAGCAATAATATGAATAGTTACAACGATAATGTTGAAAATTTTTCTGATATTATTAATGTTGCACTTCAAACGACATCTTATGAATTCCAAAGACGTAGTAACGAGACCAATACAATCTTTGATAGAAATGGAAGTATTACTAATGATGTTCAATTTGTAATTACAGAATTAGACTCGCCTTATCCTTTATGGGATCAAACGATTAATTTTAATTTCTTAAACGCTGATGAACATATCGACCCAATTCAACCTTTTAATGATGATAATAGAGCTGAAAATTATGTGAATACTATTAATTTTTATGATGATATTACCAATGAAGATATTAAAAATAATATCTTACAAACCTTATCAGATAATTTTTTTAACAGAAAAGGAATTGTTGATAATAATGCTGTATATTCTCCTAATGGATATGATGTTGATAAATCAATTAATCCTACAGGCAGAGATTCAAAAGTTTATTTAGGATTAAAGGAATAATAAAAAATGGCAAGAATTAAAAATAACGTTAAAAAATCTGGAGCTTCTTTTTTAAATGAAAGAACTCGTCTCAAAAATACTCAACAAACTAACCAACCTTATATTCCTAATGGAACAAATGTTGAAACACTTTCTATTGATAAAAAATATAATGATGAAAACACGATTAATTTTGATAATTTATCAAAATATTCAACACCTCAGGCTTATTTTAATCAATATCAAAATGATAGAAATACAACTACAGAACAATTAGCATCTCCTTCTACTTTATCTGATTTAGCATTTCCATTTGAAGGTAGCAATAATTTTTTAAATGATCAAACTGCAATTATCGAAAAATCATTAAAAAAAGGTAATATTATCACTTCTAATTTTACGCCTTTTAATGGTGATAAAGACAAAAATTATTCTCAAAATATTTTAGATGATAATATTAATGATTTTATTAAAGGGGAAGGTGAATATTCATTTTTAGATAGTAATTTATATGAAGAAACTTCAATTGAAATTGAATTAGATGTACCGCAAGATTCATTGTTGGAATATACAGCTAAAATGCAAGAAATGGATGATTCAAATAATGTAAGTTATTTCGAAAATTCATGGGCTGAATCACCTTATAATTTTCGAAAAAATTTTGTTCCTAATGTTGTACGTAAGAATTCTCCATTTTTAATGTATAATTTTAAAGAAAAATGTTTTGAAAGTCGAGGATATCATGCTAGAATAAACGAGACAGATTATGAAGGAAAAGATTTAGATATTCCTGACATTGCACAAATTCCAAGTATTAAATTTTTTGTAAAAAAAGAAAATTCTGTAATCACTGATATTAATGTCAATCAAACACTTCCGTTTAAAGATAAACTCAGATTAAATTTAAAAAATCATCATTTTGCATTAACTAATACACCTATTAATCAGCTTCGACCTGAAGTAAATAGTTTTAATATTTTTAATTATTTTTCATTACCTACAATGCAATTTGGTTTTCCACATTTTCCAACGTTTCATGCATTTGAAGAAAATTTAATGCCGATGAAAAATTTTTTAAATAAAAATATTATTATTGATAGAGTTACAATTGATTGTGATCTTAAAGTTAAAGCGCAAATAAAAATACCTCAAGATAATGAAATAAATGTTGAAGATTTAGATTTTAGAGATGGTTTAAATTTTTCATTAAATTACTTTATTTTAAATGATAATAAGAACAAAAAAGATGTGGGATTAAATTTTTTATCTTTAAATCCTCAGGAGTATTTTAAAGACTTTAATACTGTTAATAATTTAGGAAATCCAATAAATAGTAAACTAAGTAGTATACAATCTATAAAACATTATACCTCTGTGTTATTAAATAATTTAAATAGTGAGGCACCTTATGATTTAGAATATTCTGAACTTTTAAATTCAAAACAAAATTTAAAAATTCATCGTAAACTTTGGAAAGACATTGATGATTCATTAATTATAACTGACATGACAAATCGATTAGACGAAATTTCATTTAATAAAAATATTGTATCTTTCGGCAATGTGTTATTTCATGCGTCTAATAAAAATTTTTTATCTGATATTATCGATAATAAACCTGTTTATACTAATCCTGGTAAATTATTAAGGTTTCAACAAATGAAAAATAATAATGATTTAGTAATTGACACATTGGCAGATAATATTTCAAAATCATTGTTAATTAATAATAACGTTTCAAAAATACCTGATGATTATATATTTTTAGATTTTGAAGATCATATAAAACTAAATAGTTATGTTAAAAAAGCAAGTAGTTATCCTCGTTATTTAAATTCGCATAATTTAAATTATCAAATTGAATTTAAATCAAGCCTTAATTCTACACGACAATATTCTTTATTCGGTAAAAACATAAATCTAGCGACAGGTGAAGGTTTACTCGAAGAAGTAACTTATAATTATACAAGAAATATGTTAAATAATAAATTGGATGGTAAAGATCTAATAAATCATCAATCTCAATTAATTCATGATATAACAAAAAAGATAAACGCTCGTAAAACTTCTAAGGATTTATTTAAAAATTTAAAAAAAATTGATCAAACATCATTCGATGAAGATGAAACATTATATTATTATAAAAACTATCAGGCTAGCGATTTAACAAATCTTCATTTTAGTAGAACTAGTAATTTTTCGCCTTATGTTCTATCATCTAATGACAATCTGGCTTTTTGTTTTTCAATTTCACCCACTATTTCTCCACGATTATTTATACATAATTGTCAAATTAAAGCAGGTAAAGTTAAATTTACTTTACACGGTTATCAAAAAAGAAATAATCAAATTTTTATTGATGAAAATAGTTTAAAGGAAGCGACTTTAAATACTAATATTATTGATGATAAATCAATCGTAACTGATGATTACAGTAACATGGGTTTTTTATCTGAATACATTAATACATTTAATGATAGAATTTTTCAAGGATCTTTTAAACTAGATACTAGAAAATTAAATGAAACGACACCTTCAAAAATTAAATCAGGTAAATCATACATTCCTTATACAAAATTAGAAAGAGATGTTAATAAAACATGGATTTATGACAATGATCAGGCTTTTACTCAGGTTTTAAAATTATTGTTGGCGGAAAATAATCAAAATCCTAATATTAACAAATATTTAACATCATATCGTGGGACTATTGACACAAATAATCCACCTCCTATTACGACTAATTTTGATAAAGTTGATATTGAATATTTTGATTTTAATATTGCCGCGGCAATTACACCTTTTAAATTAGATTTTAAAGATTTATCAGGGGCAAATTTATCAACAGCTATAGAACAGATACAAACTGAATTTGCTGATATCATTGAAGAATTAATAAATTCATTCCCGGTTTTAGGTGCATTATTGGCGGCATCGTTTATTTTAGAACAATTATCAACAGGTGATTTTATTAATCTTAATAAGAGATATAATTTTTCATGTTATTATAATAATAGAAAATATGGTCAATTTATTGACATGATACAACAACGATTGTATACAACAGAAATATCGCTTGGTATTAAAAATATTCAAACAGTTGAGTATGTGTTAGAACAAAAATTTATTAATAATGTTGATGGTTTTGAGTTAACTGATTTAAATAATCCTTTGATTCCTCGTAATAAATCTAAAAATTTACAATTAATCGATTCTGGAATTACACCTTGGAATGTGGATGATTTTTTTAATTTAAAACATGTTGCATATAACGATGCAATGACGGAAATTTTCCTATAGAAAGAATTTAAAGTCTGACGAAAAATATTATTTTTGATAAATATAAAAATAACATAAGAGATAATAATGTCAGGAATACTTGATAGAAAGCAACGTTTAGTTGATTTTATATTAACATCAGATGGATATCGTCAAATTGAAAATGGCGATTTGCGTTTTGTCTATGCAACGCTCACAGATCGTGATGCGATATATGATAGAATATCAAATGAATATAATGTTGCTGATATAACTGCGATACCTTTTTCTTTTGAGGCAAATAGCAGTGCTTTTGATAAAATAAATGTGGAAATAGATTTAAAAGAAACAGCTAATTTTGAATTACGAACTGAAATTGATGGTCAATACATTAATTTACGTAATAATGATTATCAGAATATTTCAATTGTGCAACAACCCACGGTTGTATTAGATAAAATATCAAATACAATTATTGAAAATTTAATAAATCAAAGAATTATTTTAACAGATGATTTTTTTAATCTGAATTATAACACACAACAAAATAATCAAATATCTTTATACGTGAGTAAGATTAACAAAGAAAAAATTGATTTAAATAATGTTATAAATACTGATAATTTACAAGTAAATATACAAATTGATTCATTGAATAATTACTTTACCTTGGTAAATCCTAATAGTTTAAATTTATCCAAAACTTCAATGATTGAGGATGATAGATTTAAAAATAAATTAAATTATTTATTTCTGCCTCCTTCAAATATGAATAAAGACGTGGTCACTAGAAATAATAAAATTAATAATTTTTATAATTTAGCTGAAGATAAAAGAGATACTCATAAAATTATTTTTAAGAATTTTAAATCTAACGGTGTTATTACAACTCCTATATTAGAAAATTTTAAAAATTTAGGAGATGTGTCAGTCGATACAGCAATTTTAGAATCGATTAAAATTTTAGGTCACGATGATTTTAATGTAGGAAAATTTGAATTAATGTTTGAAAACAGCGAATATGATACTGAGTTTATATTAAATTTGGCAGAATTAAATCAAACAGACACTAACAATTTTAATTTTAATAAATTATTGTTTATTAATCAAGGTGAAATCTTTGACACTGATATTCAAAAAAATGTGCAAGTGTATTCGGTTGGAAAATTATTGAATTCAAAATCTGAAATCGATTTGGATAATATTAGTACGAACAATTTAGATAATGGTCAATATATTATTGAAGATAATTATTTGTTTATAAATTTATTTACTATTGTAATAGAATAAGAGGATTTTATGTTAAAAAAATTAGGTAATATTTTTAAAAGTGATTTACCCCCCAACATTTTAGGAACGGTAATTCCTACTACAACCAACACAACGACTCCTAATTTTTTTGGAGTTTTAAATTTTAATAAAATCTTAGCCAACTATACCCGATATGAAAAGAATATCAATATTTTTAGATCTTTTATTCAAATAGACACCGTAAAAGCAACTGAATTAAATCTAAGTTATTTTAAAACAATTACTATTAATAAATTTCAAAATAGTAAATGGAATGCCATTCAAAATTCAGGATATACAGGTTTATTAGATGAAAATCAAACAGTTAATATAAAAAATTTTATTTCAAACGACACAGTAAATAGAAATTTTGATTTAGTCAAAAATGATATTTTAGGAAGAGATTTAAATTTAAATGCAACTTATAATAAATTTAGTGTTGAAAATTTTACAAGTAGAAAAGCTTATAACTATAATTCAGGTTTGACAGTTGATTCGAGTTTAAACGTATCTCAATATCAAGATTTATTTTTTGAATTAAATTTTAGTACTAATTTAAAAGTTGCAAATTCCAATTTATTTCCTTCTATTAGTAATATTACAAAATATGATTTAATCATTTATGCAATGAATAGCAATGATGAAATTATTGATGTCAAAAAAATTGAAAATTTTGATACTTCTATTATTAATTGGAATGTTGATTCAACCACTTTGCTTTACAATATTGATGATGTTGAATTTGATAGATTGCTTAATATGACATTTGATAGTGTCGTTTTTAATAACCTTCGACGAAAATTTTACATTAATACTACACAATACTGTAAAGATATTAAACAGCAATTAGGATTTTTTCCTATTGAAACTATTTCAATCCAAGAAGATTCGAATCCGATAGAAATACAATTAGATAAAATTAATATTGAAAATGTCTTTGCGTCAACTGATAAAATTGCATTAACATGCGAGAATGATTTATCAGACTTATCTGCCCCTGTCAATTTAACTTATAAAATTTTTATGAAAATTGCAGGAATGAATTCGTATGTAATTAAAAGTTTTGTAAATACAATTTCTGATCAATCAGCATTATCATTAATTTCTCAACAACAAAAATTTCAAAATTTTTTAAATCACACGACTGTCAAATATTTAACTAATTTAAATTTAATTAAGGTCGATTTAAGTTTACTAAATGTAGCCTTTAATGATAATAATTTTAATCCTAAAATTTCAAGCATTTTTATTAACAACGATACATTTAAAGATTACGCAGTACAAACTTTTACCTTTCTTCCTTCAAGTGATTCATTTGCAAATTTAAATTTACAAGGTAACGCGTTAAAAGATATTGTTACAGTTTCTTCAAATTTAACAGAAAATATTTTAACTTTTTATTTAAGAAATTATGCTAACAATCCTTTAAGTTTAAAATTTATCTTTGAACAAAATTTTGAAATTTATGAAGTTAATTTTCCAATTGAAACTATTTATTCAACTGTAAATTACGAACAAAGTTTAACAATTAACAATAATAATTTAACAACCAAAGATTTTTCAAATTTGAATATTGAATATTTGATTAAAATTAAAAATTTTAAAAATTCAAATACCAATTTAAACAGATACTTGTCTTTAAATTATGAAAATATTTTTTTACAAGAATTACAGACAGGAACACAACAATTATCCAGAGATTTTGAAAATAACATTTTTGTGATTATTAAAAAATCAATCTATCAAGAAAAAATTCACGTTAAAGATAAATATTACATTTTTAATAAAGATATAAATTTTGATAATTTACAATTACAATTACAAACAGAAACCGATTTAAATTTAAAACTTAACTTTAATGATAACGTTCAGATCAATAGATTCTTTTTCAAAAGAAATCAATTTGATAATTTAGATGTTAAAAAGAATGTCAAATATGTTTTTGAAGCAAGAATCATGATTATACCGATCGGATTTTTTATTACAACTTACGATTATGCAACAAAACAAAGAATTAAAGAACTTTTATGTTTAAATAATTTTCAAAATTCCCTACCATCAGAAAATAAATTAATTGAAATATTTGAAATTTTAAAGAAAATTAACGATAATAAATTTAGTGATTTAAATCAAATATATCTTTATAAATTATACAATGAATTTTGTTTAAAAGATACTCAAGCTTCCAATGAAATTTTATTATCAATCAATAATACCGTGAATATTCCAAATTCAAACAAGCTCAACTTTAAAAATATTAATTACAATTTATTAAGAAATGCAACAGGCAAAAGTTTAAGATTTAATATTAATTTTGACGCATCATTAAAGAATTCAAGTAATGAAAATTTCACTCTACTATTGAGTAAATTAAGTAATATCTTTAATTCTTTTTATTTTAAAGACAATAATTCATATATTGAAATTTCACAAATCATACCTGAATTTACTAGTTTAGAATTAAAAAGAGAATTAAATAAAAATTTAAGTTATGTTTTTAACATTAACTCAAATTCTGCAACAATAGTCGCTTCTTTAGATTTAACACCTGAATTGAGTCGATTTTTTAATTTTGCATATACTCGTTCAACATTGGATTTTGCCCCTTATAATTTAGATTTTTTAAACAACAATCTTTATGTTAAATTAGAATTACCTACAAGTTTATCAAATAATAATGATTCTGATATTATTGAGTTTTTTGATATTAATACTGACGCCCAATATTGTCTATTGAACTTCTATGACTTTTTGATTTAAAAAATATTTATTGCTACGGATTTTTTGATAAACTTTATCAATTGATAAATATAAATAAAGTCTCGTGAGTAATAATAATGGCAATCTTTAAAAAAGATTTGGAAAATATAAATTCTTTAAATGATAAAAATCGTAAAATACACGTTAGATCTGAATTATTGCAGTTTATTAATTTGCAAAATGAATCAACGGGATATGATTTTTCAGATTTTAAATTTGAATTAGATATTAATTTTCGAAAAAGATTTCAACAACACAAAAAAATTTTTAGAGATATTTCAGATAAAAAAATGAAGAGGTTCGGTGGTCTCACTGATTTTGTAAACATTTTTGATAATGGTATTTTTAATAAATTTTTAACTGAAAATATTAAAGTTTTTTCCAATTTAGAAAGATTAGTATATGAAATAAAAAGAGAAAATAGTCTATTTACTCAAGATATCTCTGCGATCTCAAGTTCCGTTAAAAATTCTAAAAAAATCAGATTTGATTTTACACATTCTTTTTTATTAAATGCTTTTCCAAATGCTACGATTGATGACAGCGTATTATTAAATGATGCATCTTCTTTTTCAACAGTTATTAAAAATTTTGAAGATATTAATGCGCAGGCGTCTACATCTGTCTTTACAATTAGAGGTAATAATCGCAATACATATCAACCATTACATGATTTATATAAAAAAATAGTTGGTAATCCTGTTAAATTTTTACAAACCTATGTTGGTTTTAATTTCATAAAAACAGACGAACTAAATTTAATTAAAAACCATAATAAACCTTTAAGTTTAATGAGTTTGGCAACTTCAATTAATAATATTATTGAAAATTCTTTTGATTATGCATCATGCAATTCTTTATTTAAAGGGATTTATACTGAAGATGAATTAAATTCAAAATTAAAATTTGTTGATTTTACAAGTGTACCTATCATTGAAAATGATATTATTAAAGAAATTTTACCTATCAAATATGTTGATAATTTTGAATATATTAATAACACAGAATTAAAACAATTAATCAAAGACTTTAATTCTGGTTTAGATACTATTCCAAATGTTAAAAAAGCTAGTCAAGAAAAAATATCAGAAGATATTTTTAAGTTTGAGAATTTTTTATGTAGTGAATCAGATTTACCGCAGGTTTCTTTTACTTCAAAAATTACTAATTTAATAACAGAAGAAGTAAATAATAATGTAGAATATTCGTTGCCTTCAACAAAATTATTAGAGATTATTACAATCCCTGAAAAAAATTCTTTTATTTCCATCGGTAAAAAAGATACTTTGAATTATTTAGAATGTTTAAATTTAATTGGTAATCATGTTAATTCAAATCAATTAAAATTAGTATATGGCGTTGTGAGTAAAGATTTTAATGGGATTCCAAATTACGATAACATTAAAATTAGATCTGTCATTGATACAAATAAAAAAGGAATTTTAAATTATAAATTTGAAGATATTGAAAATTTCACTAGTAGTATTATTAAAAATAGATTAATTTGTAATAACATTGTTAAAAAATATAAAAAGTATTCAATTAATAAAGGTTTAGATGCCTCATCAGTCAATGTTGATAATCATATTAATTATTTCCTAGATAAGGGCGTCGAACATCGTACCCCTATTGAAAAAGATATTAATTCATTAAGTTTAAATGATTCAATTATTAAAATTAATAATAACAATAGTGTTACATCGAATTTTGTAGAATCTTTTAGCAATCAAGATAATGTGTTTGATATTTTCAATAAAAAAAATAATAAAATTAATAAAGATTTAATTATTGTTAATAACTCTATTTTAGGTGAAATGAACGTTGATGATTTTATTGCAAGTCATGATGATATTGCGAATGTAAACAATCTAAATAGTCAAATTAATGATAATAATATAGATATTAATTTAATCAAGACTCAGATGGCAGCTAAAAAAGAAGAGCTTAAAAAATTTACGAACAAATATTATGATAATAATAATCCTGTGTTTAAGAATACAGCTAATTTTTTTCAAGAAATTAAAAATATTTGTTCAAATAGTATAAAATGGCATTCAAATAAAAAAAATAAAACAAACTTCTCGTCAGATAGAGCTGATTTATTAAATAATGCTTCAATTCTTTGGTTATTTAATGATGCATGTAAAGAAATGACTAAAGAAAACAGAGAAATCTTTCAAGATAACTTTATAAATTTATTAATCAGTTATGTTTATATTTCCAGTAAAAATTTAACCAGTTTTCAAAATGCTTACAATATGTCAGCTGAAAATATCATTTTAAATCAAGGTCCTACTCCTTCAACTATCACAGAATTAGCACCTTTTTTTAGTTTTTTCACTAACGATAAACAAACACCTATTAGTGCTTTTTCAACTAATTCAAGAAACCCTGCAGTTTTAAAACAGGCACGTCTTAATAAAGCTAAAAACGAATATTATAATATTACGCCTAACGTTTTTGAAACCAACGGTAAAAGTACACATTTCTTGTCAGCAATGGCAAAAGTTTTAGACGATAAAAGTAATGCTTCAATTGTGTCAGGTCATAAATTAGCAGGAAATTATGAATTAGGAGAAATTTCTGATTCCAATGTTTTTAATCAAAATAAAAAAAATATCTTATTAACTGGTCATAATGTATATCGTAAATATGCAAGAACTGATCAAGGGCAAGTTGCGTTTGAAGATTTATATGAAGATAAAACTTATTGTTTTATGCCTCAATTAATATTTAAAAAAATTTCTTATCCAGATAATAAATACCGTTTTGAATATTTTATTTATAATGCTGCAATGCTTGAATTTTACTCAGATCTTGCATTTGCAAATTCTTTTGATTTAGTTGACATCTTAAATAGTCTGTTTGCTGATGATTTAAATCTTGCCAAAAAATACATAAAACAATTATCTTATAATTTTCAAACCCAAAATTCTTTCTTAAATGTATTAAATTTTGGAAATTCTTATAATGTCGAATTGGAAGATAAAGCGTTAGATAATAATATTTTTTACCAAATCATCAATTTATTTAAATCTTTAATCGGAAATTTAAATTTAACGCAAGTTAATAGTTTTTCAAATTTTATTGCGCAAATTAAAAGTGATAGTAATAGAAGTATTGTTGACCTGAAATTTATGATTAAAAATACATTAAAGGTCGCATCGTCAGTTTATTGTAAAATGTTTAATAATTTACAATCTTACACAAATTTATCAGATCGTATTTTTGAAAGTAATTATTTTTATGAAAACTCATTAGATAATCAAAAATTACTAAGCGGTATTAACACATCAGGCGGTAATGTATCAATTGATCTAAATAAATATTCAAAAGATATGTGGCAATACTATTCAAATATATTTCTAGATGAACCTCAATTATATACACAATTTACAGTTAATGATTTTTTAAAATATCGTAGTTTCGCTAGTAAAAAATTCATGTATTTTTTAAATGAAGTATTAGGTATTGAAAAAAGTGAAATTGAAATATTAATGGAAAAAATATTGAGTCAAAATATTGACGCAATTCAGATTTTTAAAACATCTAATAACAATAATATTAATTTTGCAGAAAATTTATGCACTCGATATAAAAGATTAATTGATTATAGTGAAAGTGCTAATATTAATGTGTTTAATGAAAATTATAATACACGTTTAACTTCATTGAATACTGATATTAATCTTGTAGAATTCATGACAAATCCGTTTGAATTATTTAATTTATATGACGCAGGTATTTTTCAATTAATTCCTGGTTTGCGTAATAATAGTCCTGCAGCTAATGATATTGATTATCAAATTAATTTAACTCCAAATCTCACTATTATGAATTTATTTAAAGCTGGTAATGATTCTTTAAATTCTTATATTGAGTTTCAAAGAAATTTTGCATTAGCGTTACAATCTACGCAAAGAAATATTGGTAATTCAGAAAAACAAATGTCATATTCAGAATTTGATAATTTAACAGCTGCCTTGACAAATGTTAATTTATTTCAAATAACAACAAACGTTATTAGCACCGCAGGCGATCCGATCGTTGATAATGAAACAGCCAGTATCAATTTCGTAGATAAAAACATTACACGTAAAGTAAATTCAAATTTAATAAAAGCTGCGGCTGTTTTTATAGGACAAAATGCGCAAGGTCAAAATATTAGTCAAACGCAAGGTATTCAATTTGATAATTTTTCTAATGATTATTTGACTTATATTAATCTTGTTGATTTTGAAAATAATCAATTTTCTGAAGGTAGTACAAGAACAATTGCTAATAAGAAAAATTACCTTATATCAGCAAAAATGAATACTTCAAATATTTTTGGTTTAATTGTTGATAATTCTTTTAATTTATTAACAAATTATGAAAATTCATTAGTTACAAAAAATAATAATAATCAAAGTTCCAGCAGCTCTGATTTAATCCGTATATCAGGTTTAAAAGAAAGCTATAACTATTTACGTGGATTTATGAATTTAGAGAAAGTAATAAATATTCCTCAACTTACTTTTAATTTAAACACAATTAATACGTCAATGTTAAATCAAAAATATGTCGATATTAATTTAAATTGGTATAATCACATTATGCATGGGTTGATTACAAATGATATTGCGTTGGCTTTTTCTCATGATATATTGTTATATTATTATGATAATTTTGTAAAAGACTTTGAGAAAAACTATCAAAAGCTAACTAATATTCGTAATGAAAAAATCTCCATTAATAATTTAAATTTAGATACTAATCAAGCCAAATCAAATCTCTCTAACTTTGGAAATATCGATACAGGTTTATTTAATTTATCAATTGATAATGTTAAATTACAAAAAAATTATATAAAAAGTTTAATCAAAACAAAAGCACTTAAAAATATTGTTAATATGGCGCCTAAAAATGAAATAGAAAATGTTTTTTCCAATGATATTAATCAATTTATGGAAAAAATTGTTACTTTAAATAATCAAAACGAAAACGGCGATTTTTTTATGTCTTATTTCGACGATTTTTATATTAAGGATTTATGGCATATTTTAAATACAACAAACGAAGCAAATTTCCGTAATATTATCAATAAAAATTATCAAAGAACAGCTGACAATAATAATAGTTGGAATATTCCAAATCAAGCCGAAAACATTTTAGGCTCACATATTTTAACAGTTGGTATCAACAATGACTATAAACTTGATAAAGATGATATTGTATTAATCAAGGTTGAAATGACAGACCATGATTTTCCGGAAATTGTTTGGGAACCTAAAATCTTTGAATATTGCGCCGCATTTGAAGATATTGAAAATGTCTTTTTGCAACATAGAAATATTTTAAAAGTACAAAGTATTAGTGATATTACAAATGAAAATCCTCCTATCGGTATTAATTCAAGTTATTTAGAATTTAAATTAAATGATAGATCAATTTTTACAGCTGATGTATTAACATTAAAGGATTCACTTATTCAAAAATCAGATAAAATTGTGAATGGATTAAATGTAAGTAATAATATCGGTTCATTAAATTATATTAGTGAAAAAAGTTACTTAAATCCTATCTTATATCAAAACAAAGTTGATGATATTTTAGAAATTTTAGATTTGGCTAATGATGATTTTATTTATTCAAAACTACCTTATGATTTTAGAAGTAAATTAGAAGTTGATGAATTGAAAAAAATTCGTGAAGATATAATCAAAAGATGCATTCATAATCAACAAATAAATTTAAGATTAAAGAAAATTAGTAAACTATTAAATGGGTTTGAACCAAATCCTGAATTTAGCTTAACTCAAAATAAATGGATGCAAGACATGTTTGTTTTAAGTGATGTCTATAAAATTTTTATTGAAGACTTTTCAGGTAATCAAGATATGATTAAAGAAATGTACCCTTTTACAAGTGAAGAAATATCTAACGCTGTACAATTAAATGCTTATACTTATGCAGGTTTAAATTTTCATAAATTACATTTTACAACTAATCATAAATTAAATGTGTATTTGCAATTTATGTCTGATTTTACAAAAGCTTTATTGCCTGATTTTGTGAACATGACGCCACATAATTTTCAAAAAATATATACAATGGCTGTTAATCCTAAAGATTTTATTGTCACAGGTTTAACAGGTGGAGTAAATCGTTTTGTGCCTAATTCATCTGAACTTAATTTTGAACAAATTATTTATACTGAAAATGATTCAAGCGTTGTGCTTAATAAAATTTTAGATGAAATTGGAACTGAAACTTCTTTGATTTTACGTTTAACATCTGATAAAACTGCAGAAATCGATAATGTGAATTATTATTCTGTGATAAATAAAAAAAATAATATACGATATATTCCTAAAAATGTGTCATATCGTATTTCTACTATTGTTTTGGAGTAAAAGATGAAAAATAATAAATTTGATATTATCAGTTATGATGTTCCTAAATTTGGTGTTGCTGTAGGATTTACATATCATAGTTATGATGAAAACACTGAAGATAATCATCCCATTAATGACGCAGATTTAAGTTTAAGATCTGACAATATCAATTTGTTTTTATCTAATAAAATCACGATTGAATTAAAAGATTTAAAGGATAGACTAAATTTTGATTCCAATATTTCTTTTTTAGAAAATATTAACCCTGATGTTGTTGATCAAATTCAAAATTTTCAAAATCAAAATCTAAATGAATCTATTATTGATGAAATTAAAGCAATTGAATATTTTAATTCTAATTTAAGATTTGATGACAAGTCAATTAGTTTTATTTCAGGTTTAAATAATAAATATCAAAAACGTATTTTAGAGGCATATGAAGTAGATAATCGATTATATCCTACTTTAGCTAGATATAATCAAAGAAATGTCATTTACGGTTCTGATTATTTAGGTGATATTATGCAGAATAAGTTAACTTCTCAATATGCCTATGATTTCAAAAATGCAGAATTCTTATCTGATATAAATCAAATTGAAAATGAAAGAATAAATATTGATTATTTGTCAAAAAATATTTCAGTTTCTGCTGACAAAATTGATAGTTTTTTTATAAATCAAAGATCAGATAAAGAAATTATCAATACAACTGAGTCAACACCTTTATTATTTAATTTCATTCCTTTCGATATTACCCCAGTGATAGAAGATGATGCCAATTTAAAAAATGAAACAGGCGTCGCCTTTATTGGGTTTTTAATTAAAAAACACATTAAAAATGTCAACGGTGATACATTCTTAGATACAGCATCACAATTTATTTATGTAGATATTAATAATAATCCAATCGATCAAATTATATTATATGATGGTTTATTAAATTATGCTAATTCATATTCCTATGAAGTTATTCCTGTGTTTTATTTAGGATTATATCGTTTCTTAGGATATCAAGAATTTAATTTTCCATTAATTTCTCATCATCTAGTTTGGAATAATTCTAGAAGAACAGAATTTGTGAGAGCTGTTGATTATTATGCACCTGAACCTCCTAACGCTGTGACAGCTAAATTTTTAACTCATGCTTTTAAAGCAGAATTAAATTGGTCACATCCTACTAATCCTCAAGGTGATGTCGTAGGTTTTCAAATTTATCGAAGACAAACCTTAGAAGAACCTTTTCAACTGATCAAGGTATATTTAAAAAAACCTATTTCACAATTTAAGCATATGCAAATGTTTTCAGACATTATTCCTGAAAATTTAATCAAAATTTCAGATGATAATACACTCAAAGGTATGTATAGTTTTACTGATGAGACGGTTGATTTAACAAAAGAAACTTATATTTACGCTATTTGTGCGATTGATGCACATGGATATGTTTCGAATTATTCCTCGCAGATAGGATTAAGATATTCAAAAATTTATAATTCTTTAATTATTGATCAAGTCAGTATGCAAAATGCTCCTCGTAGCTATCCTAATTTATATGTGCAACGTAAATCACAATTATTTCAGAACGAGGAATTAATTTTTGATTTTTTACCTAACTTTAGAAATAAAGATAAAATAACAATTTATTTTACACCAGACACCTTGAACGTTCAAAATAATCAAATATTTAATATTAATAATCAATATCAGTTATCAGTTTCTCGTTTAAATGATTTAGATGCAAAAAATATAAAATTTAAATTAAATTTACCATAAAAATTGATAAGATATAATTAAAATTAAAAAATAAAGGATTTTGAGCATGGGATTTTTAGACCATACAACAAATAATATTATTATTGATGCAGTTTTAACTGAACGTGGTCGTGAGCTTTTGGCACGTAATGATGGTTCTTTTAGAATTGATGCTTTTGCTCTTGGCGATGATGAAATAGATTATTCAAATATCGTTAAATATGGTAATAATATTGGTAAAGAAAAAATTGAAAAAAATACGCCTATTTTTGAAGCCCAGACAAATGAAACTCTAGCCTTAAAGTATAATAATATTACTTTAAGTAACTCTAATCTTAGAATTTTATATGTACCCACACTTCAAAAAATTACACCAGCAACCTCTAATATTTCATTAACATTAAATAATACTACTAATAGCGTTGTATTTCAAACTATTGAAATTATTTCAACCTTACCAAAAGAATCAGGACAAAATGCTATTGATTCAAACTTGGCAGATTTAACCTTTGAAGTAAAAATGAATTCATTGTTATTATCTGTTTATAATTCAGGTTTATTAGATACCAGTCGAGTAATTGATGAAGATGAAAATTTTGTAAAAACATATCGAATTGATGGAACACCTTCATATTCAAGTTTGGCGGCTCCAAATGATTTTACATTATCAAATCGATATAAATTAAAATTCGATATAGGTTTAATCTCTAATCTTAACAATTCAAGTTTTGAAAAATTTGGTACTTTAACTTCAAATAATAACACCTTAACAGGTATCATTAACACTTATATTGAAATTATAGGTCTAAGTTCTGGTTCACGCATATTAATACCTATTGAAATTACATTAAATTAAGGATACAAACATGACAGTTGCAAGATTAAAAACACTCGACCCCACAGACAGAAAATCTGACAAGGCTCGTTTAAATCAATTAATTGATATTATTAGTTCAGATATTAGCACCGAAGCTAATCGTAGAAAATATCCTGCGTTTGTATCAGGCACTAATCCTGCTATCACAAGTTCTTTATTTAATACTATTTTCGACCAAGATCATACGTTACAGAGTTCCAATGCTTTATTTGATATGTCTTTTGGCGTATACGCATATACTGACACAACAACTAATACTCCTACTATTGCAGGTTCAGAAATTGCTACTCTTTTAAATGGTACAATTGACTCTGCCGGTAAATATAATTTTTCTACCAGCACATCTAATATGATGCGAGAAAAAATCAACATTTATCGTCAATATGCGCAATCATTATTAGGTAATAGTAACGCAGTTTTTCGTACACCTCATACCACTGCCACTAATTCAACAGACAATACTACTCAAATTAAAGAAGCCTTATTTCTTAATGTGAAACGTCTTTTTAAACGTGATAATATTTCCAAAGGCACTTTTGGTATGAAATTTTATAATCGTACTGGAAATAATACCTTATTAACTGATGATGATGCGACAGCTTTAACTGGTACACTCTTCACTTCACCTGCGGCTAGTGGCTTCGTAGGTCGTTCAAAACTTACATTAACAGATGTAAATTACACGCTTAATCAAGTCACAATTCTAGATACTAACGCGTCAAATACATATCGCGCCGAGCCTGTGTCAGGTGAAGTCGCAACTCTAAAAATGTATTTAGGTAATGCAGATCCTGTCAATGTAGGTGTAATATATTATGATATGGGTGTTGTAGTTTTAGATGTTAATAAAATTTTTGATTTAAATGATAATGTACAAGGTGTAATCGATTTCCCAGATGAACCTCAATCTTCTGCTAGTTTTACACTCAGCGGTAATACTTCTCAACCAGTTGCATTAGCGGCAGGTCAAAAAGCTATTGGCCATAGTGATGATGCTCAAAATACAGCAAAATTAAGAAAATTTTTACAATTAGCAACCATTGATGATATTATTAAACATTTTTGTGAAGCCCGATTTACAGATACTCCAAATACTGCTATTACTTTTCAAAATGAAACAATTGTAAATTCAACTATTTTCTTCTGTCGCGCAGCCGCAAGCGATTTTAATTATAGCACAAATCCTACTTACACTGATGAAAATGGTAAAATTGTCGTTGTTAAAACGGTTGCAGATCAACCATTCAGTTATATTACTACAGTAGGTTTATATAGTAATGCAGGAGATTTATTGGCGACAGCTAAATTAAGTCGTCCTATTGAAAAAAATCCAAATAATGAATTAACAATTAGGGTACGTTTGGATTATTAATTTTTAAACCTAAATTTATTTTGTTATTTTATAAAAACAAATAAGTATAATAAAAATAACAAAGGTTTATTGACTATGTCAATTATTAATTTATCTAATGTGGTATCGGTACAGAAAAATTTCGAGGAAATTAAATTGTCTCCTCAAAAAAGTTTTAAAATAAAATCAAATTACACTACAGATCCTCTCAATTTATTCGATGAAAAGATTACTGACAGTAATTCTGTAATACTTCCGAATTACCCTTTAACAGGACAAACTAGCTATGGATTGGTCCCTTTGTATTCTTATAAAACAAATAAATTAAAAGAAGTAGGTAACGGTGGTAATACTCAAATTGCCGTACAAGATTTTAAAAAAAATGCACTTAATAATACAACAAACGTATTTAATAATTTAAATGAAAATTCAAATTTTAACAATTTATCTAATATTCGACCTCTTACAGTAACAAATAATGCTGAAGTTGACTCTAATTATTTTGGAATTAAAAGATTAAAACAAGAATTAAAACCTTTCAGCTCGAGTTTTAATAAAAAACAAATTACTAAAAAATTATATCAAAATAATCGATGTTTATCTGATGCTAAATTTTCTCAAAAATATTATCATGGATTTTATAACTATAATTGCTTTAACTTTTTCAATATTTTACCTGCTACTAAAGTTTCAAGTCAATACAAAAATAATTTCAAAAATAATTCTCATAAAAATGCTTTAATTTATTCAAATCAAAGTTTAAATGGTTCGCAAATTCAATTAGGAAATAAAGACGATATGACAATTAATTTTTGGATTAATCCAAAAAGAACCGCTGTTATTGGAAAAAGATATAACCCTGGTTGTATATTACATTTACCAAATATCATTTCTATTTATTTGATAGCAGATAATACTAAATTAAACGCAAATAATCAAGAAATAGAATTTAAAATTTTATGTCATTTAGGGGAACATGCTAATAAATTAGTTGAAAATAATACCATTCCAGATCATGGAAAATTATTATCAAACGACAATTTAATATTAAATACATGGCACAATATTTCTATCATTATTAACAATAATGACGTCAAACTCTTTGTAGATGATAATTTAACAAATACAACTGAAGATATTAATGATTTAAATATTGGGACTCATATCCCTTCGATCTTAACGATTGGGAATCGTTTAAATAATGAAACTGTTAATTTTTGGACAACTAATAAACAACAATTAAAAAATACTTTTTTCAATAATACTACATTTACTGAACAACATTTAAATCCTGCCGAAATTACTATTCCGAATAATAATACAGCGTCAGTTGCGTGGAATACTTTAATTTCAAATAAAACTGCAGAAGATTTTAATTACGCACTACATTCTCACGCTCTTAATGCTGAACTGTACGGTTTGATGATTTTTAATAATGAAATTGAATATTCCAAATTAAAACTTTATGCCTATGGTTATGAAGAAGTGATTAACAATATCTATTTGTCATTTTATGTACCTTGCGTTTATATTGCGGATTTAATTAAACGCAAAGGTTATATTACATTAGGCACTCGTGATGATATCGCTTATCGATCTTGTGTTAATCCTTATTTCGCCCATAAAATTTATGGACATGAATTGTCAATAGAGTCATTTATATTAGATGTAATAAATCTCAGACGTCCTTACATTCTAGGCATGAATGGTGATGAATATCCTAATAGCATGTCAACAAATTCTGGCAATTTTAGTAATAATGATAGTTTTGTATTAAATGACAAAATTAATTTAGTGAAAGATTATTTTGCTTTTCATAAAACACCGACTGAATTATTAAATAAAGTCGTCACGTCTAATCTAGTTTTATTTGATAAAAACTTTTCAGATAAAAATTTTCAATTTAATAATATCGTATATCGTAATAATTTTATTCTGCCTTGTGATAATGGACAAACACGTTTTAATTTAAATTCTATTTTTAATGCGCCTCAAATTAAAACAATACTTGGGGATTCATTAAATATTTTTTATCATGAAAAAAATCCTCATTTTGTAAAGTTAGATACATTATATACATCAGATGTAGAATATTCTTTTCAATCGCCTGTTAATTTTTTCGCAAATGAAAGTATTTATTTTAATCTCTTTCAAAATCCTTTTATAAATATTAACACTTTAATTTCACCTCCTACTAATCAAACATTTGTATCAGAAAGTCTAATTGATAAAAACAATTCAAACTATTTAGATTATTTATTTTATAATAAAATTTTAAATAAAGATACTAAACCTTTAATACAGGATTTTTTTAATAAACTTAAAGCTTTACATAATTCTTCGAGCTCAAAACATTTATTTATCAATTCTATTTTTAAAAATATCGATAGTTCATATGACGCATCAGTTAATATACCTGAAAATATTGTATGGACTAATAAGGCATTAATTGATGAATTAGGAAATGAAATTCAAGGCTCAAAGGCATTATATTCAAAATATTATAATTCACATTATAGTATTGAAGGTGATTTAGGAGAAACTCATAGCGTACTCTTTGATATTTCCAACGTTTTATATTCATCACAATTACGTCCTAAATTCATAGAAATTATAGACGTTGATCTTGCCGGAAGTGGTGGAGCCTTAAATATGAAAATTAAAGACAACGGACAAGGAATAATGTATCGTGCTGATTGTAATGGTAAACACGCGACGTGGGCACACTTAGGACATGTTTTTTATTCAGATGGTTTATTAAATGTTTTACATCCAGGTTTAAGTAATTTTGGTGAAAATAATTTTAGTTTTAATTTAAAAGGCGAACATTCTCTTTATGTTATGCAAATCGATATTCCAGTTGAAAGAGGTGAATTTAATTCTTCACAAAACCCAACATACATTAATGGATTAAAACCTTCTAACAATTTATCAGATTTAGAAGAAACCAACTTCGTTTATATTACAGGCGTTAATTTACATGATGAAAATCTGAATATAGTGGCTAAAGCTAAATTTGCTCAACCGATTGTAAAAAGATTAAACGA